TGGGAGATCCTAAGAATAGAGAGAAAGTAGTTAATATCCTTGAGGGTATTGCAAAGGTTGCTAAGTTTATTTTTGACTGGGCAAAGTTTGGTGTTGTCAATACTATTGAAGGTCTGTATAAACTTCTGTCTGATGATACTAGTTGGTGGGATAAATTAGTAGGATTTGGTCAGGCATTTGTTGGACTGGGTGCAATCTTCTTAGGGTTGCGTTGGTTGAAGAATCCGTTTAGAATCATCACAGATCTCTTCAATGTCCTGAATAGTTTCCGAAAGAATCTACTCAGATCTAAGTCTGCACTTCGCAGAAGGAGAGGTGGACTAGGCGGCGGACGTAGAGGTGGATTTGTAAAGACTGCTGCGGGACTCACTGCTGCTTTTGGCACTGGGATGCTAGTTAACCAAATGATGCAACCAGGTCAAGATGGACAAGATGGTGAGGATGGAAAGGATGCTGATCCTGAAGACATGAAGAAGATGGTGGATCAGAAGTTTGCAGAATATGAAGTAGAACAAAAATCACAAGGTGGCAAGGTCAAAAAACTGCCACAAAGATCACAAGGAGGATTCATTAGTGGACCACAATCGGGATACAAGGTATCGTTGGACGGGGGGAGATCCACCTCGTTCATCGGACATGGAACTGAGTATGTTGCTAGAAAGGCAAATGGGGGAGCTTTCGTCGTTCCTATTAATACTCCTGGAACAAAAACACAACCCCACCTAACTCAAAAAAGAGTTCAGGAAGCAAAGAGTCAAGGGTATAGCGTTCCTGGAATGGCGATCGGTGGAGACTATCTGAAAGCAGTCAAGGCAAATGACGCTACACAAGGTGATAACTCAGCAAAGAAAATTTTCTTACACTGGAGTGCTGGTAACAGAAGTGATACTAGTTTTTACAAAGGTAACGGATATCACACTTATATTCCTGCCAGTGGTAATCCTGTTCGTAGGGCAAAGTTTGGTAGCACTGGACGACCTCACCATACTTATGGTAGACCAAAGTCACAATCAGCAGCTATCGGTGTTGCTGGTATGTCTACTGCTAATAATGAGAATGGTAAAGACTGGGGTTCTCAGGCAATTACTCCAAACCAATATCAAGCTATGGCAAAAGAAGCAGCAGCAATTGCTACTGCTTGGGGATGGAAACCTTCAGACATCACTGACAAGAGAGTAAGAACACACGCTGAAGAATATAGAGATTATCCAAACTGGTATCATAGAAATAATTCTAGTCATTATCGTTGGGACTTGTCTAAACTTTATGCTGGTGAACCAGCATTTTCTGGTGGTCCTAAGATCCGTAATATGATCAAGCAGCAAATGGGTGGTGCCGCTGCTGAAGGAGATGGTAACTTTGTAGAACAAAGCAAGGACGGATCGACGCCAGAACTTAATAAAGCACCTACAGGAATTATGGGTAATTTGTTGGGTGCTGTTGATTTTATAACTGGCGGTAGAACAGACTTTGATGGTAGAGGTAATGGTTCAAGTCCTCAGCGTAATATCACTAATCCAGATCAGAAAGGGGAAAAAGAAGCAAACGCTAGAGAAGCACAAGAAAGTGAAAGTAAGACGCAGGGAATGGTATTCCCACTTCCAAATGGTAGATTTGCTGCTGGTGCAAGGCAAGTCTATGGTGCTGGAAGAGACTATGGCGGTCATGCTGGTATCGACTTAACAGAGTTACCTCCATTTGGTGCTGATCCTAAGATTCCTGTTGTTGCTGCTATCTCTGGTACAGTTCTCAACGAAAGATATAAAAGTGGTCAGACATACTATTCTGGAATGATGATTCGAGGTGATGATGGATATGATCAAAGATATCTTCATATGGAACCATCAGTTAAACCTGGTCAAAAAGTTCAAGCAGGTCAACAGATTGGTAGATTATATGATGACAAAGACAATACGCACCTACACTTTGAGGTATATAAAAGAGGTAAAGGTGGTCACTTAAATCCATCTCAGATTTATCCTGATCTCTTCAAACCTGGATCTCAAGGCGGTGGTGGAGTCATTCAAGGAGCTGTTACATCACCTGGTGCAACTAATCCCCCTCCTGCCCCTGGTGCTGATAGTGCAGCAAATCCTTCCGATTCTAGAAATACAGGTAAGACATTCTTCTTACCTAAGGCATCTTCTGGTATGTCTTATGAACAAAGATATGGTAATTATCGTAGCATTCAAGATAATTTTGAACTTGCAACTACTAAAGAGGAGGAACGTAGAGCGCAACTTCAAGGAATGCTGCCTAATATGAATAACTCTTTTGGTCCTGGTGGTCCTGTAGCACCCAATCAAGGTGGTATGACTGCTAAGGAACTTCAGAAGATAACTAAAGATAGGAATAACGCAAGACAGCAGGTTCAAACAAAAACCCAAGAAATGATTCAGCAAGTTATGTCGCAGGTCGCCCAACAAAATGGCATGAATCAGCAGATGGCACAGCAAGCTAGTGCTATGATTGCTCAGATGATGTCTCAGGGTAAAGCAGGTGCTGGTGCTGCTGGTGGACAATCTCAATATATCCCATCAGGTGGCCAAGGTCGAGGAACTGAAAACTCTGGTGCTGGTCTCTTAAAGACTACTGCTAGTGTCCTTAATTCCAATCTCAATCCATTAAAAGGTCTGTTTCAATGAGTTTTAGAAGAGAACAAGTAGGTGACGTTGAAGTATCTCTTACCATTTACAGAAATGGTGAGAGACTTGAGAACGATCAAGGTTCATATGACTTGAAAGAATTTTTGCGTGGATTTGAAATCTATGAAAGTATGACTCAGGCAACCCTTGAGTGTATGCTTGTATTGGAAGATGCTGCTGGTTTGATTGGTGCTTTGACAGGATCAGAACTTTTTGTACTGAATATTGTAGGTACAATTCAAGACAGAACCTACCAATTCAGAAGTTATGAGATTTCTTCTAGAAATAGAAATAATCAAGGTAATGATATCTTTATTGTCAATTGTGCTTCAGACGAATACATTAGAAATGAAATTACCAATGTATTTGGTAACTCTGAAGTTATCTTTGAGCAGAGTGGATTTGAATCAAGTCAAATTGTAGAAACTTTATTGTCCAGTCAATTTTTCTTAGGAACTAACAAAGTTTTATTCTTAGAAGAATCACTAAATTCACACCAATTTGTAATTCCCAACTGGAGAGTATTTGATACAATTTATTGGTTATGTCAACGATCTATTCGTCGTACACAATCTGGTGGTAGTCTTCAGAATGGATTTGTTTTCTATGAAAATGCTTTAGGGTTCCACTTCAAATCTATTGACAAACTTATCGAAGATGTCAACGATCAGACAGAGAATCAAGAAACTGATTTAACTAGTGGTAGAGCAAAACTATACACATATGTTTATGCTCCAATGAAAACAGATGAAGGTGCTAGAGATGCCTATAAAATTCAAAAGGTAGTATTTCCCAATGAAAGAAACTTTTTGAATGGTTTACGTCATGGTACTTGGTCTGGATTTAGTATGGGATTTGATCCTAATACAATTACATCATCTAAGATGGGAACATCTACAGATATGTCGGTAGATGCTTATCGCTATAGTCTCAGTGAAATGTGGGATCAGATGGAGCACTTAGGCGACACTGGAACACATACTAATCCATTTGAGCAGGCAGATGAAAATGTTCGAGCATACACTGAATATCCGAAGAGAGTACGATATACAATTCTACCTAACCAGATCTTTGATCAAAGAAATACAGAACAACCTGGTAGAAATTACGAAGCGTTAGTTGAACTGCAAGCATATCAATGGATGCGATTTGAAACTCTAAAGACAATCAAACTTCAGATTGAAATTCCTGGTAACTTGGATTTATATGTTGGTGCTGGAATCAACATTGTAATTCCATCCACTGCTAAAAGTGGAGATCGTAAGAGAGTAGATAGAAAGTATAGTGGTAAATACGTGATTGCTGCCTTGACACATAAAGGTACAGGGTCTACAATGACAACAGAGCTGTTCCTGGTAAAGGATTCAGTTCTCGGATAAATATTATTGTATCATTAGTATACTACTGCTATGGAAAGTATCGAAAAGCATATCGAGATGGATAAGCAAATTCTCGATAATCCAAACACAAATCCTCAAATGCGTCGTCACATCGAAAGCGAACTGCATGACTTAGAGGAATACAAAGAGCATCATAAGAAAGAGATTGAAGCAGGAGATCATCACGATCCAACGTATCTTGAACTTTATTGTGATCAAAACCCATCAGAACCTGAATGTCTTGTGTATGACGATTGAAAGTGAACTTTGAAAAGTATCTACTTGGTCATTGGTCTAATAAAGCACAAGCACAATCAGATCCTCAAAATTTTGCCTCATTGAATATTGTGTGGAAAAAGATTGAGGATGGTTATGAGTCTATGAACTATAAAAGGTGTCGGGGTGCATATGACCCCTACAGACGTAAATATCATAAACTAGAGATAGTTTCCGACACCGAAATTATTATGCACAACTATTATACGGACTGGACACCTCACGAAGATTGTGATATGATGTTCACATTCGATGGCAACTCCTGGACTGGTCGCCTTATTGGTAACAACTGTCGAGGATATAGAGGTCATCGAATTGTATCACACATTCAACTTTTTGGAAACAAACTACATAACATGGATCAAGGATATGACGATCAAGGTAACTTGGTTTGGGGCACTGAAAAATGTTATCGATACATCCGTATTAAGGGCGAATAGCTCAGCGGTAGAGCTACTCGTTTACACCGAGTCGGTCGGGGGTTCGATCCCCTCTTCGCCCATATAAAATTATGATGAAAGCCATACACCCACCTAATCTAGGATGGGTACAACAAAAATTAAAACCCGATGCAATGAAATTCCTGTGGAATGCGATTGAAGCAGGAGGTAGTTCCATGCGTTCAAAACTGGCAGGTAATATTCACAATAGTTACAGGTTGTCAGACAAAGATGATTGGTTTTTCAAGAACGTATTAACTGACACCATGAAATTCTATACAGAGGAGTTTCGAGATCCTTTGTATGATTTCCCAACCAAGAAAAATCTAAAGTATGTCTTAGAAGACATGTGGGTTAACTTTCAAAAACAGACAGAATTTAATCCAATTCATACTCACACTGGTGTATTCAGTTTTGTAATCTGGATGAAAATCCCTACCATTTTTGAGGAGCAGAAAAAATTACATATTGCTTCCGAAGTAAATTCTAACTCTATTTCAAACTTTGAGATTTCTTATTTGGACATTTTAGGTAAACAGATATCTCACACGTATGATATGAATCCTAATAGAGAGGGCACAATGTTACTTTTTCCATCTGCATTAGGTCATTCTGTGTATCCTTTCTATAATTGTAATGAAGATAGGGTTAGCATTTCTGGCAATGTTATGGTAGAATTGGCATGAAAAATATCATAGCACTTGTAGTCGTCACTCTATCTACATTAGCGGTTATCGTTGCTGGTTATTTTCACGGCAATATGCATCTATTAACAACACTCAAAAACGCGAGAGAATTTTACTCATGAAACTCCGTAATGCAATCCTTGCTGGACTTATGTTTGGCATGGCACATGGACTAGCAGTAAATGCTGGTGAAGAAAAAATTACTAAGGGTTACTACACCATGGATGCCATGGGTTGTATGCTCCTTAAAGAATGTACAAAAGATGTGGAACGCATCAATTCATCAATTGATCTCGAACGTGCATTTCCGCAATCTAATTGGGATGTAGTCAAAGATGAGTTTGATCAGATTATGATTGCCTTTCAGAAGATTGGTGTTCATGTTCACCTTGCTGATGAACGTTACTTCCCAGTAGGACATCGTGGTGTATATCATACAGTAAGCAATCACTTTTATCTCAACAGGAGTTATGTATATCGTCCTCACATTTTGATGAGTGTTGTTCGTCATGAGGGATGGCACGCTGCACAGGATTGTATGGCAGGCACGATCAAAAATAACATGATTGCTATCATCAAACCTGAGGAAGATGTACCAGAGATCTGGCAAGAGATGGTGCGTCGTACATATCCTGCTCATGCACAACCCTGGGAGAAGGAAGCAACTTGGGCAGGTAAAACTGCTGGTATGACACAGAAAGCACTAGAATCCTGTGCTGCTGGCACTATGTGGACTGATTATGATCCCACACCTATGACTCGTGAATGGTTGGAGGAGAATGGTTACCTTACTAAATAAAATTGTAAGATCCTAAGAAAATATGGCAACAATTGAGGGAATCACTAAAGAACCCGTAGTAAATTTTGTCGGTAAAGACGGATTTTTCTGGTGGGTTGGTGAGGTAGAAGATAATCAAGATCCTATGGAACTCGGACGTGTAAAAGTTCGAGTTCTTGGTTACTATACCAATGTGCGTGGTGGAACTACGGCAGATCTTCCTACCGAAAAACTGCCATGGGCAACTGTCATGCAGCATACATGTCAGGCAGGTAACGATGGTCAGGGTGAATCTTCTGGTCAGTTACAACCTGGTGCTATTGTTATGGGATTCTTCATGGATGGAGAATCTGCACAGATGCCTATCGTTATCGGTGTTCTTCGTGTTCAAAAATCGTCTGATACAGCAACAGATAAAGTGTTTGCTTTTACAGGCGAATTTATGGAACCTGGTGTTAGTCCCAACGCTTCTGCATTGAGTCCTGGTAATCCTAACTCCGTTACCGCAAGAACATCAGAACAGGGATATCAAAGACAAGGTGATAACAACTCGGTATCTATGCCTGGTATGAGAACTACCACTCCTGGTGGTTCTGGTTCTCCTAATAACTTAGGTATTCAACCTGGTATTAATGGTAGCAGTGGTAATCCTCACAAACCAAGACAACCCGAAAAACCTATTCCTGCTGCCAATGGTGTTGGTGGACCTTGGAAAACATTAGAATATAAGTTGTCTTATTTGGTAGAAGATATTGCTGACACCGCTGGAACTCTTGTAAAGGGTGAAGGTGGAGATTTTCTCGATGTTGTTAGTGGTAAACTTGTAACGGCACAGGCACTTACTGGAAAGGTCAAGAACTTTCTAGGTTCAGTCTTTGCTCAGGTTGTATCTGCTATTCGACAATATGTTTCCAACTTAGCAGAAAGTCTTAACATCGCAACCTTTATCAGTTCTGCTACTGGTATCCCTCTTGCCATGATGTCGGTTATTCAGCAAGCGGTTCAAACAATTCTATCATCTCTCTGCAACATTGATAGTAACCTCGCTGGATACATTGCTGACCCTATTGGATCATTAACAAATCTTGTTAATGGTTTCCTTGATGGTTTGTTTGACAGAGCATCAATGGTTCTTCAAGGTGTTCAGGGTGTTATTGATTCTGTGATCTGTAAAGTTCAAGAAATCATCAACTCGATCATGAGTCTGGTTGACACAGTAAAAGGTATTGTTCAAGGCGTACAGCAAGCACAGGATATCATCAACGCATGGCAAGAAGGTTCGGGAATCTTTGAAGAAGGAACTGACCTGATGCAGCAAGGTATCACAAGTATCACAGGTTTGATTCAGTTGTTCTTGGGTTTCATCGGCGGTGGTTGTAATAGAACTGCTGATGGTGGTGCTGATACAGTAGGTTGGTATCCTATGTTTGGTGTTACACATTGTACACCTGAGGAATTGGATGAGATTAATAGGATACGTGGGCAAGGTAGAGGAAGTTGCGGCAACAATAGCAGTGGTGGAAACCTGATTGATAACATCATCAATCAAGCAGATCCATACATGTCTGTTGCAAAAACTTGGGTCAATGGTGCATACGATCATTTTGTTGGTACACCTGGTCGTCAAGCGAAACTTTCTAGATCACCTAACGGAACTATGCACACTTCCGTTAAGTTGAACAACTACGAATATGGTAAGTATGTTGCGGAGAAAGAGATTCGTAACACAAACAACGAACTCACAGAGGATGAAATCCAACAAAGAGCAGAGCAAGCGGGTAGAGAAGCTGCGAACAATCAATCAGAAACTGGCAACTTAGTTGCTGATCACTCTAGTTATGCAGGTAATTACACATGTGAAGTACATGGTGATGATTGCAGACAGATTGATGGCGATCATGTTGTAAACGTTGAAGGTGATTATTTCCTGAAAGTCACTGGTAACATGCATATTGAGTGTGGTGGTGGATTCTTCTTCGGTGCTGAGGGTGCTCCTAAATCTGCTGACAAAAATGGTAATGACCAAGACACTGATGTTCAAAAGCATACACTTCGCTTTGGTTCTGACGTTGATGTTAACGTAGTTGGTGCAAAGTTTGCACTTCAAGGTTCTGAAATGGAACTTGCTGCTCAGTCACATAAAATTGTTGGTGGTAGTTATGACAATGGTTGTTCTAACATTTCATTAGGTGCAGGTGGTGACCTCATCCTTTCTGCAACAAATAGTGTTAGTATTGTAACGACAGTTCTGAATGAAACTATCAACATGACTAGTGCTGTTCCTGCTCTTAAGTCTGGTATCTTTAGACAGATCAGAGGTTCTGAAGAATCATTCTTGATTGCTGGTGGTGGTGCTAGTGATAATCCTCCTAGATATACCATTGCTAACCCCTCTGGTGCATATACAAACACTCAAGGACTTGGGTGGACTACTACAACCGCAGCAGGTGCTGCAACTCTTACAGCAGGTGCTGGTCTAGTTGCTATTACTGCTGGTGCTGCATGTACTATCAAAGCTGCCGCTGCCATTGGTATTACTGCTGAAGCAAACGTAACAGTTGTCGGTGCTTCTATTTTCCTAAATTAAATTATGAAAACTTGGTCTATTGCTCCTCTGTTTGTGCAACCAATTGCATCAACAGAGATTGAAGAAACATTGTGTACACAATTAAAAGAAATTTCGGAAGACGTATATTGGTTCTCCACTGATGGAATCGATATTACGTCTAAAGATAAACAAATTCTTGATAAACATAAAGACCTTCGATCTAGTATCAAAGAGATTTCTGAAGATCTTGTTACTCAACTTGGGTATGATTGTGATATTCAACTCACTACATCTTGGTTGCATAAATTGCCACCAGGACACGAGGTTCGTGCCAAAACTATCTACAACTCTTGGTATACTGGTATGATATTCTTTGATGAATACACAGAAAAATCTGGTGATATTGAATTTTTTGTTGACCCTCAAGGTATTCATGTTGTCCCCGCTGAGTGGTCTCAATGGACAGCACCATTCATCCGTTTGTCACCTAATGCAAATCACATGATGATGTTTCCCAGTCATGTAAAACATAGGGTTTACATGAATACTTCAGACACTGATAGATTGTGTCTTACATTTAACGTCATGCCTAAAGGACAGACGGGAAGCGACGAATCTACGTTTATTTACTGATGTGGAATGTAACTCCTATATTTGCCAAACCATTACTAAACACTTATGTAGATCTTGGTATTTGTGATGATCTAAAAAAAGTCTGTGCCCAGATGAAATGGAATGAAGACACTTGGGAGACTGGATATAAAAGTGGAGCGAGTAAAGACACTCATGTTCTGCATACTATGGACAGATCCGTGTTGAAATACTTTGAAGATCTTTTTAATGAATGTGTGAGAAGTTATCTTGGGTATCAAAATTTTATACAGATAACAACATCTTGGTTTACTAAAACATACCCTGGTGGTTTTGCTGCAGAACATGTACATACTAATTCATGGTATAGTGCGGTGTTGTATTTTGATGAATATAATGATGACTCTTCAAAATTAAAACTTGTCGAAACTCCTTCACCCATTCTTCCTCTGTATGATGAATATAACATATTCAATGCAGGAGCTTATATGGTTCCACCACAAAAAGGTCTGATGGTCATGTTTCCCAGTGAAGTTCGTCACCTTGTGACACCAAATAATTCTGATCAGACTCGATATTCAATCGCTTTTAACATGATGCCCAAGGGTCCGTGTGGCAGTGGCGATTCTGCACACCACTATTGACAGGGGCACCCCTCTCTGCTATACTACATAGGTACTGAAGAGACACCCATGGATTCCCTGTCGCACATCTTTGTCAACTTCTCGAAGCGTAAAATGACTTTGGTTGATGATGAAGGTTATGAAAAGGATGTACAATGGAGGTTTGATGATGAGGGTGCGGAAGGATTCTCTGAAACAATCTCGGAAGTTCAAGAGATTATTGACAACAACATGATCACTTATTGCTTTGCTGTAAAATGATTGGACCGATTGGTATTACGCTGCGTCAAGCAGAAGATCACTTTGATTTCATCATGGATCTAACAGAATCTCAACATGTTTGTTGGAAAATTGTTCGTCCTGATGGAAAGTCTGCAATGATGGTTCCTGTAAATGAGATCCCTCCTGTTGCAGATGAAATTCAACAGCAAGCAGAAGAATTTAGAAAAAAATTCCTGGAGGAAAATGCGACCTGAAACTCGTAAATCTATGGAAATGCTTTGGTCAGCAAAATGGAACTTGCCAACAGCAGCAAAACATGCTAATCTTAGCAACAAGGAAATGAAAATTACTTTCAATGAGTATTGTCATTTTCATCCCCCGTCTTATAAGGTGCCAGATGGGAGTGTGGCGGAATAGGTAGACGCACCAGACTTAAAATCTGTTGAGAATTAATCTCGTGGGGGTTCAAGTCCCCCCACTCCTATATTATGGACAAAGAAACCTTGATCAAGATGCTTCACCAAAACGAAAATGACTATCACGAACTTCCGATGTATGGTCTGATTGCCGATTGGTATCTTCGTTATTGGCATTTACATATTGCATTGTATCAATATCTGGAACTTGATAAAGAAGATTATTATGGTCCATGGCCCTTACGTCAATGAATGTTCTCTTTCCCACTACATTTTTCTTAAAGTACAAAATTCCTAACTTTGTTGAACTCTTAGAGTTACATGAAAAATATGTAACTAAAGAATCTAATACAGATTTTGAATGGAACTTTTATTGTAATGTCAAAACAAGTAATATTCCTGTTGAGGAAGCACTACCTGTTATCAAACCATCCTTAGATCTTCTCTCCAAAGATATCGGATCATTTAATTTTACAATGTTTGATCCTTGGGTAAACACCTATGGAAAAGGATCCTACCAAGAAGTTCATGATCATTCAGAAAATGATATTGCTGCCGTTTTCTTTTTGAATCAAGGTGATAACTTTGGTGAGTTCTACATCAAAGATCGAATGAGTCCATTACTAAGTGCTCGAATGAAAAAGCAACTTAATTATATGGATTGTGTTCGGTCTTCTGATGTAAATATTCAGAAAGGTGAAGTAATTTTCTTTCCTGGACATGTACTGCATGGAGTTACACCTCATCTAAGTGATGTAGATCGTAAAACTATTGCAGCAAATATCAATATAGTCTCGGGATGACTATAAACTCGCACTGGTCGGGATAATCCGTAGGACCTTCTATGAATGATGACTATATAAGAGACACGGCAAACTACAAGTTTGGTGGGTTTCCACTCTCAGCAGTAAATGTGTTGAGATTGATCAGCGAATTAGAAGGTTCTTATCAACTACTCAAGTATTTGGGTTTCAAAGAAGATATGGACACTCTCGATGAAATTAAACAAAAGTATTACAAACTCTACTTCAAACTCAAAAAACAAGAAAAATTACCGCCCCCGTAGCTCAGCGGTAGAGCAGGGCTTTTGTAAAGCTCAGGTCGCAAGTTCAAATCTTGTCAGGGGCTCCTTGGGGAATTAGCTCAGTTGGTAGAGCGCCTGCTTTGCAAGCAGGATGTCAGGAGTTCGAGTCTCCTATTCTCCATGGGGGAGTACAAAAGATCTGTATTTTAGAAACAGCGCCCCCTCCCATTCCTCTTTAGCTCAGCGGCAGAGCAAGCGACTGTTAATCGCTCGGTCCTAGGTTCAAATCCTAGAAGGGGAGTTACCACTATTTTCGGTATGTCACAAGAACCAGTTGCATTTACAGACAAACTTGTTTGGGAGTGTCCCACACAATTACCTCCTGGATTGATTATGTCAATGAGGAAGTATGTTCGTGGGTTGACATACGAAACTGCAAAGGTTAATAGTTCCGATCCAAAAGAAAAGGAATCAACATCAACAGGGATTCGTAAGAATGATGTTGGATGGATCCCATGGGATGAATGGATCCCAGGTATCATACACAATTGTATGATTAGTGCTAATAATTCATACTTTAAGTATGACCTTACACACTTTGAAAGTAGGATTCAGTCTACCATTTACAATGGTGATTCAGAAGACTTCTACACTTGGCATGTAGATAATTTTTATCAGCATGATCGTCACTTAGGTGAAGAAAGAAAACTATCTTGTTCTCTTGTTCTTACAGATCCTGACGAATATGAAGGCGGTGAGTTACAAATATGCTATTATAAGAACCGATTCTTTAATATCAAACCTAAAGCAGGAACCGCTGTTGTGTTCCCGTCTTGGGTTCCACATAGAGTCAGACCTGTGAGAAGCGGACAACGTATTTCACTGGTAGCATGGATGAAAGGTCCAATGTTCAAATGAAAAAAGATTATGATGGTCCACTATATGCTGAGTGGTGGAAAGTACAAAAATTCAAGGAGACAAGCATGACTAAAAAATCAAAAACTATTGGTAGTGATACTTGGGAGTGGGAAGAAACTCCTGAAGTTCGTGCAGCAGTAGAGCGACTTCATCAAAACATTCGTGACTTGGAAAAAGACCAAGGTAAAAAGAATGGCGACTATGGTGTAGGAAAGTAAAACATGCCACTCAACACGATTCAAACACCTGAAGATATCAAGGTAATTGATGATTTCTTGCCAGCAAATGAGTTCTCTAAACTAGAGAGCATCTTGATGGGTCGTGACTTCCCGTGGTATTTTATTGATATCATCAATTATGAATGGTCGGAAAAAGAAAAGAATGATCTAAGAAGTTTTCAATTCGTTCACTTACTCTTAGGAGTAAGTTATGAAAACTACAGCGATTACACTCGAATGATTGTTGATATGTTTGGAGATAGGTTAAATGCTTTTATGTTTATGCGAATAAAAGCAAACCTTAATATCAACTCCGACAAGATTGAAGCATATGACTGGCATACGGATTATTACTCTGATTGGTCAGAGAAAAGTAAGAGTGCAGTTTTCTATGTAAATAGTAATGATGGTTACACTGAGTTTGAAGATGGTGTTAAAGTTGAAAGTGTAGCAAATCGCATTGCTATATTTCCAACAATGAAACTACACAGAGCAACTAACTGCACAAATTCTAAGTCAAGAGTTGTTCTAAATTTTAACTTTTTTGAGAATTCCCTGGTATGAACCTTAATGAGACACTAGACTACGACAAGCAACGGCGTTGTCGTTTGGCAGACATGTTGCTGGATTATCTCGACGACGATAAGGTTAAACCCCGAAAGTTGTATGAGGAATTGATCAGTGAAACCACTGAACTGATTGAGTATCATAAATCTAAAAAGGAGAAGTATGAGCAATTCAGAGAACTTATCCTCGGAAACAGACCCATCGACTTCAATCCCTGAGGAATTGCAAGAAGAATGGGAGTATTACAACGCATGTTGTGAAGCATTGGGTATACCACCCAACATCCGACGCTTTACCAGATACAATGAATTGTATCCGTATAAATAAACTTGTAGCAAATCGTGTGATTATTCGTGGGAACCCGTAAAATTTCTCAGTTAGATACAATCGCAGATGCGAACTTGTCGGGAGAAGCAATTCTCCCTGTTGTCGTATCTGACCCGTTGATTCCTAACAGAAAAGCAAAAGTAAATCAACTCTTTAAGGGAGTTTCACAGGGCACTAAGGCAGCGCCTGGACTTTGTTTTGACTTGGACCGAGACACTGGATTGTACCAACTGGAATATGATCAACTGGGTCTTTCTTTTGGTGATGGTGGACTTTACCTTACTAGAAGTAATGTAAATGATACCACCAGTAATATCACACTTGGTAGTAGAGACGAAGTAAGAGAGAATGCTAACATTATTCTCTCACCAAAGGGTAGTGGTACAGTATCAATTACAGGTATCTTCTCCACTCAAGACGAAAACTTCCAACTTACTGATAATACAGCAAGTACAACTGCCAGATTTGAAGTTAGTGCTGTTGGTACTGGTGCCACTCGTGTGTTTTCCTTACCAACTGTTTCCCAGGGTTCTACAACAACATTAGTTGGTTCTGATACTACACAAGTCATTACTAACAAAACGATCAACATTGATCACGATAATCTACAAATCGAAAACCTTATCCCAGGCACTGCTGACAAGGATAGGGCACTTTTTCAACTTAATTATACCGATTCGCAAGGTCAACTCAGGAAATTCTTCTTACCTGACGCAGGAGCGACAGTTAGTGTTGCTCAACCTACTACAACAGAGTCTACTCTGCTTGATACAAAAGCAGATCAAACTGTACTTACAAAGACATTTGTACAACCCAAGTTTACTAGAAACGATTCTGTAGGTACTGAGTATTTCCAGTTCAATACTGATGCTCTTACAACAAATAGAATTATCACAGTTCCTGACTTGAACTTGACTCTGGTTGGTGTGAACACTACCCAGACACTGACTGCTAAGACTATTGTCAATCTTATTCTTTCTGATAATATTGACGTTACAAAGCGAATGACGTTTGACCTGAGTAACATCAACACTCAGACAAATAACTCCGTAGGATTCCCTGCTACAGACTCGCTAAATAATGCAGGTGCTACTAGCATCCTGGTTACTGAGAAAGCAACTCAAGATCTTTCTAACAAGACTCTTATTCGCCCTCAGATTCGTGAAGCAGCATCGGCAAGTCGATATGTAGTTATCGACACTACGAATATTACAGCAGCAAGAACAATTAAGTTCCCAGATGCAGACGCAACTCTGCTTTCTACCGAAAACGTTACAGTTGACGATGTTAACTTTGGTGCAGGTATCGGTGCTGCTAACTTAACTGGTCGCACAAGACTTCAACAATTTTTCTACGCAGGATTCTAATTTATAACAATGGCAAAATCAGGCATTTTAGGGCAATCAAAACCCGCTGCTACTACAAATACAATTCTGTACAAGGCACCGATCGACAAGTCTGCCAGTGCAGTATTAACTATTGCAAATGATGGCACTGGGGCAGCATATGACATTGCGTTGAAAGATTATGATCAGAATCTGACAATGGACGCTAGTACATATCTCTTCCATGAAGGTGATGTGGTAACTAATCATAGATTTGCTCTTGACCAAAACTTTACCACTAGCACTCCAATCTCTCCTGGTGATACAATTACTAGTGCAGACGCTGAGAAGAAAGCAAAGTTTCACGGATTTTATATTCCCGAGTTTACTACAATCAATGTAAAGGCGATTGACCTTACTATCATCACGACTGAAAGTCAGTCTGGTGACTTTAACTTAGGTGACACTATCACTAAAGGTAGTGCTCCTAACACTACAACTGCGGTTCTTTATGATACCTACGTTAGTGGTTCTAACAGAATTTTGATTGTTGGTCCTAGAACTTTGAATGGAACTGGCACTGAATTTGCTGCTGCTGATGCACTTGCTAGTTCTTCTGGTGGTTCTACAACAATTTCTACTGGTGGTGTTGCTGGAAGTGCAACTAACGAGTTTGTTTTCTCAACTGACGCATCAACATATGGTTTCTATCACAGAACTCTGAGTGATTTCCTTTTGACATTCACTGCTGACAGAGCATATCGTTTCGATGTTTCTGATTCATCGATGGCAAGTAAGGTTTTGAAACTTTCATCGACAGTCAATGGTGAGTATGGTCCTGACAATGATGCCGCTGCCACTGGTGACAATGGCGTAGAATATACTGACGGCAAGACAACTAATGGAACCGCAGGATCTAGTGGTGCATATGTTCAATATGACTTCTCTGTAGGTACACCTCCCAGCGTTCTCTATTGGTATGAAGGCACTACTGGTGGTAACGCTGGTGCTGCTTATGGTGGTGATGACAGAGGTATTTCTATCGGCACCAGTTTCTTCTACAATCAAATTTATGTTTATGACATTGAGGGTACTTGGACCAACACAGACACATTTACAGTTGGTGAAAACTCTTACCAGTTGACTGGTCAAACCTCTGGAAAGTGGGGTGTTGTTAGAGATTACACCAGCACCGCGTTGAAAATCATTCTTGGTCCTGGATCTAGTGACTTCGCTGGTTCTGATGTTATCCTTGACTCTCCTCTAAAAGCAGGTGCTGCTAGAAGTTTTGCTACCATTAGTTCTATTGCAACTGCAACAACAGCACTTGAAGCGCAGCATTACATTGCTAAAGATGTAACCAATGGTAATAACGAGATCGACAGAATTACGTCTCTTGTTATTGCTCCTGGTCAGCGTCTTATTGTAGAGTCTGCAACGCAAAATAACGTGTTCTCTTTGGTCGGATTTGAAGACAACTCCACTGAGTTGACCGTAAGGAACTACGCACGCTCCTAATAAATACTATTATCACCAAAGGATAAGAGATGACTCTAACTAGACTCAAGAATATTATTACGTCCAGAACTGGGCGTATTATCTACGTCAATCCTGATGATTTTGATGCTGATGATTCGATTGATAATAGAGGTAACTCAGCATTAAGACCTTTCAAAACTATTCAAAGGGCGTTTCTTGAAGTAGCACGATTCTCCTATCGAGTTGGTCTGTCAAACGACGAATTTGACGCCTTCTCGATTATGCTGTATCCAGCAGAGTATATCGTTGACAATCGTCCTGGTGAAGTTCTTTATACACAAACTGCACCTATTGATGCAAACTCGAACTTAGATATTACATCACCTAATAATGTATTACATAAGTTCAACTCTATCGAAGGTGGTGTTATCGTACCTAGAGGTTGTTCTCTCGTAGGTACTGATCTTCGTCGTACAAAGATTATTCCTAAGTACGTTCCTTATCCTACAACTTTTTCTCAGTATAATATTAACACTGAGGCACAGATTCCTCCTCGCAGTTCTATCTTCAAAGTAACTGGTGGTACATATTTCTGGCAATTCTCATTCTTTGATGGTGCTGAAGAGGGTGTATATTTCAAACCTGATAGTACTGTAACTCTTCCCCCTAAGTTCTCTCACCATAGATTGACTTGCTTTGAGTTTGCTGATGGTGTTAATAATCTGGCAACACTGATTGCCAATGGAACAGTTCCTAACGATGATTACTCTGCTGTTCCCAACATTCAAGAAAGAACAGACTTAGAGATTTACTATCAGAAGATCTCTAAAGCGTTCGCTACAATTCCTGACACCTCTGGTGATCCTACTACTGACCAAATTCAGGCAAGGGTCGAAGAAAATAGAATCGTTGGTCCTATCTCCGATGAATATCGTGTCTCTAGTATTACAGCAAATGGACAGACTGCAACTGCTGTAACTGTTGATGAACTGGGTAACGATAGAAATCATGGATTCTCTGTTGGTGTAAACATTAACATTAGTGGTGTTGAGGGTTCTCAAGGTCCAGCATCTGCTGCTGACGTTGCAATTTATAATGGATCATTTACAGTAACATCTGCAAGAGATAACGTCTTTACCTATCAGATGTCCTCTGAACCATCTGGTAATGCAACTGGTACAAACATTTCAGTTAAAACTGAGATTGATACAGTTGACTCTGCATCTCCATATGCATTTAACCTGTCACTAAGATCAGTGTGGGGTATGAATGGTATGCACGCTGATGGTAGCAAAGCAACTGGTTTCAAATCAATGGTTGTGGCGCAGTTTACTGGTCTGTCACTACAAAAAGATGATAGAGCATTTGTTAAGTACAACGCATCTACAGGTGAATATGATCCTCAAACAGCAGGATCTGGTGCTCACTTAGATGGTTTTGCAGAATATAGAAAGGGATGGGCACACGAACACATTAAGTGTAGTAATGACTCATTCATTCAGGCAGTTTCGGTGTTCGCTGTTGGATATGGCACACACTTTACCGCACTGAGTGGCGGTGACATGTCAATTACGAACTCTAACTCTAACTTTGGTAATACTGCTTTAAGATCTGCTGGTTTCAAGGCAAAAGCATTCTCTAAAGATAAGTCTGGTGTGATCACTCACGTCATTCCTCCTAAAACTTTGCCTGTTGTAACAACAACTTGTTCAGGAACAACTGGTGAAACTGTAGTTACATTGCCCGCTGATGGATCTATCCTCGGCATCATCGAAGGTATGAATGTAACATCTACTTTGACAGGCACTGGTGCAACTGTTGCTTCTATTGATGTTGCAAATAATCGTGTAACTCTTAGTGCTGCTAACGTTGCAACAAATGCAGCAAGTGATCCTGCTGTTGGTGGTACATCAATTATCTTTGGTGATGAAACCTCAGTCAACTGGATCAACATTGACATTAAGAGAACAACATTTATTAACTCACAACTTTCTTCTGAGGGTGTTGCCCCAGGTTCTAGACTCTACTTGTATGGATACACGACACAAAGTTCACCTCCTACAACTAGAGTCCAAGGTTTCACCGTTGGTGCTCGTCAAGATGGCACAGGTGCTAACGCTGTACCAGATAAAATCTTCTGCTTGCTCAATGCAACTTCTGCCGCAACGCAAGCAACAATCCAATCAGCAGAAATCGCTGGCGCAGGTCCTGCCGTTTCTGGTGTTGCTGCTGGTGCTGTAGGTTCACCTCTGCAATTTGACTCTAATACTTACAACATAGATGGTGATGCAAACACTGGTGTAAATGGTAGAGAAGCAGTCGGTGGTTGGTACATCAACGTTAATGCTGGTTCTACTAACCAAATCTATAGTGTATTGAATAGTAATAGTGACTATGCTAATGTCACATTCACACCAACAACATTCATTAGAAGAATTTCTGACCCAAGAGACTTGAACGATAGAACATATCGTTTGCGTTATGTTATTGATAAAGATAAGGTAAGTCCTGTTCCTCGTGATCCTCTCTCTGGTTACGTTATTCAACCTCTTAATGGTGACACAACCTCATATAAGTTGAATGGTGCTTACTATATCTACGATATTGAAAGAGTACAAGCATACGAGCGAGGAGTTTCTGATGGAATCTTTTATCTTACCGTCCTTTATGCATCTGTTGCACCTACAGCAGGTAATTTTGACGACAGAAAGTTCAGTCAAAACGTCAACGAAGTCTATCCTACGTTTGACAGAGACAACCCTCTTAGTGACCCTGGTCGTGCTTATTCCAAAGCTGACAATCAAACTATCGGTCTAGTTTACGCTACAAATAATCAGGTTCCATACGACAATAATAAAGATCCTAAACTCTCCATCACAAAAGAAGCAATTGTTACTTTGCTGACTGATACTGGATGGGGTGAACCTGGAACTAACCCTGCATATTCTGGTGGTCAGAATAACTCTGCTGGTGAGAATGATGGTACTGGTTCTCTTGCAGGAACTAAGTTTACTGCTGCCACTGGTGATGAAGAGACAAGAAAGATTGACATTAGAACTCTCAACAGCGCCAATAATCCTATTCCAGTAGAACTCAGACGCCACTCAGTTATGCGTTCTGGTAACCATACGTTTGAATATCTTGGTTTCGGTCCTGGTAACTATTCAACCGCATTCCCCCAGACTCAGGTTGAAACACTTAGTGCAGATCAAATTAAATTCTCTCAGTCAATCAAAGAAGAAGCAGGTGTTGCTTTCTACTCTGGTCTGAACTCTAATGGTGACCTGTTTATTGGTAACCAAGTTATCAACCCTGTTACTGGTCAGATTACAAACGAAGATATTGCACAACTTAATGTTGTTGGTGAAGAGAATACAACTATTGAAACATTCTCTGAGTTGGTGCTTACTGATAAACTAACGGTTATCGGTGGTGCATCTAACCAGTTAGAATCTATCTTCGCTGGTCCTGTTACATTCCAAGGACTTGTTACATCAACTGGTAACATTCAGGCAAGAAAACTTACATATTCCAACCCTGATGGTACAGTTATCAGACAGACATTGATGGCACCTGCTGCATTGGATGGCAGTAATAATCCTGTTGTTCCTACACGTCCTGACCTTACTGGTCTGGGTAGCACATATCCGACACAGGCAGATGGTGACTTAGTTTATAACAGCAACTGGACCCCAGGTGCATCGCTTGGTTGGATCTATTATGACAATGGTGATGGTAATGCTAACACCAACTGGTATGAATTTGGTCTGACTGATGCTGGTGTTATCAACATCTCTGACACTTATAGTGGATCACCACTCACGATTGATGGTGCTGGCACTCAAGGAACTGGTGTTGGTTTCGGTGCTGAACCTGAAAATGGATTCCGAGTAAAAGTCAGCGGTGACTTTAAGGTTGATGGTGATGTTGTCGGTACAGGTTTCGGTGTTGTTGGATCTGGTAAATATATCAGACGCTTGTATGATGGTGATGGTGTACAAACTACATTCCAAATCACTAACCCATCAAACTCTAACATTGATCATGAAGCAAACTCAGTTCTTGTTTCACTGAATGGTGTTGTTCAGATTGGTGGTACTTCTTCTGAAGTCACCGCAAATACTGCAAACTACTATATCAATAGTGCTCAGGTTGTCTTTGGTGATGCACCTCCAACGGGAACCAAGATTCATATTATTGAACTGCCTATCTAAATAACATTGTAAGAGTAGTCAAATATGGCACTAACTAAAATCAATGGAGATCAGATCTCCACAGCAACAGAAGCACTAATCACTAAACTCAGTTTCTTAAACAACACCTCTGAGTTAGTGTTGCCTGGTGGTACAACTGGACAGAGACCTTCATCTCCTGCCATTGGTACGATTAGGTACAACTCAGATGAAGATGCTGCTGAAATCTATGTAACAAACATTGATGGCAACGGCACTGATGGTTGGATTGCTGTTGGTAGTGGTGGTCCATCTGTTGGAAATGATGCTATAATTAGAACTAATGGCACAAACTTAAGTGAAACTGCCACGATTGGTCCTACAGCAAACAATGATGCTAAGTTCTCGAATGGATTTAGCATTGGTCCAATAACTATTGACACACTCGTTGTTTTAACGATTGAAACAAACTCTCGCTATATCATATTTTGATAAATAACTAAGATTAACCCCAGGAACCGTAGTAATGTCTCAAATTAACGTAGATACCATCAGAAATCAGGGGGGATCTGGCGCTAAGGTCCAGATGCTTGCTTCTGGTGATGTAAATATCAACGACAACAAATTATTTGTTGATAACGCAACGTCGAAAGTTGGTATCAACACTAATGATCCTCGCGCAGTATTGGAGGTCGAGGGTAATGGTGGTGTTATTCTTAAAACATCTCCTCTCATCGAAAAATTTAATAATGTTTCTGGTGCATCAAACGCAAACGCAACCATTAACACTTACAATGGTGCGGTAACTCTTTTCACAACTGCTAATACTAACAACTGGACTCCTAATATCACCTACAATGATGGTGGTAGCGTTACTAGTTTGAACGCATATATGGAGAATAGTGAGGTAATTGTTGTTACTATCATTTCTCAAAATGGTGGTGGTTCTGGATATGTTCCTGGAAATATTAATGTTGATAGTTCCTCTAGAACAACTGAATGGTCTGGTGGTTCTGCACCTACCGCTCGCGGTGGTACTGGTGGATATGATGTTTATTCATTTTCTGTTATGAAAACTGGCGATAATGCATTCGTAGTTCTCGGTCAACAAACACATTATAATTGATAAGTCATGCCATTACTTTCTTCTTTCGGTCTTGGAGGTCCAACAGGATTTGCTGGTGGTGGTGCAGCACCACTATCAGAATTTACTAAAGCATACACCTACACTGGTGGTATTCAAACATTTGCTGCACCTGCCGAAACAGATTCTATTCAAGCATTTGTTTGGGGTGCTGGAGCATCTGGGCGTAATCAAAATGGTGGTGCTGGTGGATATACAGTAGGAACTATTAACAGCGCCAATAATACTACATTCAAAATTGTTGTAGGTCAGGGTTCTACTAGAGGTCGTCAGCAAAATGGTGTTGGTGCTGGATATTCTGGCGTCTTCACTAATGCTTGGGGCAGCGGTTATGGTAGTGACCAAAATGCTGCAATCGTTATGGCGGGTGCTGGTGGCGGAGGATCAGACTCTAATGGTCCTGGTGGTGCTGGTGGTGGTAACTCTGGTCAGGGTGGTACGCCTGGCGGTGGTCAAGGTGGCGGTGGTGGTCAATCACAAACCAACAATTATGGTGGACAGGCAGGTGGTAACTGCACAGCACCTCAAGGTCATTGTCATGGCAGATCAATGAGAGGCGGCACAGGTTGCGGCGGTGGTGAGGATTCGGTGAGCGGAGACAGAACAAATTGGCCCTGTAGAATCTATGGTGGCGGTACTTGGTGCTCTGCTGCTGGCGGTAATGGTTGCAATGGTGCTGGCGGTGGATCTGGTTACTTTGGTGGCGGTGGCGGTGGATCTAACCCCAATAGTTCGCCTGGTGGCGGTGGATCTGGTTACATCGGTGGTCATCCTAATCACCCTGTGAGTAGTGCAATTACTTACCAAGGTAACTATAATAATATTCATCCAGCGGCAAACTCTTCGCCACATTATACTCCTGGAATTGGAAATGGTGGCACAGGTAGTGGTCAGAATGGTAGAGTAGTTATTGTATACGAGGCATTCCAAGCAGTTCCCTAAATTATGAATTTGATTAATTTGTTTAGCACTCCAGTCTGGTCTACCCAACTGGAGTGTTTTGATAATGAAAAACTGGCAAACAAATGTTATCACTTAGAACAGACTAGAGAATCTAGTGATATGTCTAACAGAGGTGGATTTCAATGTGATGATTTGAACTACCCCATGTTTAGACGTAAGATATATGAACACATACCAAGAATCGAAGGTAAAGAACTACCAAAGGTTAAAATATGGGAGTGGGTCAATATTAATCGAAAGGGTAACCATAACGTAAGGCACAATCACTTTGGTCGTGGTATCTTTATGTCTGGTATCTATTATGTAAAAGTTCCAGAAAATTCAGGAAACATAAGATTTTTTGATCCGAGAGGATCTATGCACATGGCATTGGAAGACTATGACTATTATTATGGTGTTGCTGATTATCAATATTTGATACCAGAACCTGGGTTGTGTTTATTCTTCCCAAATTGGTTAGATCACGCTGTAGGAGAAAATGAAAGTGATGAAGATAGAATCTCGATAGCATTTAACGTGGTGTACGCTTGAAGAGGTGTCACAGGGGGTCTCGCACCCCCTTTTTTTGTGCTATACTTTATGAGTATTCGACACGGAGCAAAATGCCTCAGTTCACTCTCATCTGTACAGATGAGGATTCAACAGTTACAACAAAAGAATTTGAAGCAACAGTACTTGACGACGTTGTGGACAAAACCCAAGACTTTCTGAAAGGTGTAGGTTATTGCTTTGAAGAATTGCACACCCAAGTTTATCCAGTCCCAGACAGCGATGCTGACGATTATGTCTCAGTCTACCGAGATGTAGACTGAATATATATTAACGTAGTTTCTTTTTTGATTAACATTTTCAAGACAATGGGAAAGACTTTTCGACGGGGCGGTGCCGAACGAGGTTACTACTCGCCTGGCAAATCTATTCGAGACAAACGAGCAAAAGGTGGAACTAATCGAACAAATTGGGGAGATGACAGCAACTATGACGACTATTCAACCAAAAAAGATCGCCGCCGAAAGTTTGATCCAGAAACTGACAACGACAACGGATGGTACTGAAATCGAAAATGAATCTGAAGAACTAGAGTTTGATGATGGTTCTGAGGTAGACTACGACATTGATTACACAGTTCAATACTAAGACTACGAGCACATGCAAAACGAACACGACGATCAAAAATTCAATAGAGGATTAGATCTCTTCACTGAGTCAGTCCTCAAACCTGATCATGAATTGCGGCAGTGTGCTCACAATCAGAAGTGTTATCATGAACTGATGTACATTCGTTCCTATGTTATTGAGTATCTCAAAACCTTACGCCGCTAAAGATGATCGGACTCCACTCACAACTCATCAACATCGATGAAAAAATGATTCTAAAAGACGCACTTTTTTTGTATGTCTCTGACTTGCAAAAAAGATATTATGCTGATAAACTAGTAGAAACAGATGTTTATCTCGCCAAAATGAAAGAGGTAGAAACCATCGTTGAAAAATTACATTTGACAGAACTCTACAGGTAATGCAAAAAGACATTAACTTACTGAAACATGCTATCAAAGCAGGGTATAAAGATCCTTTTCTTTATACCAATGAGGAGATGCATCGTCTCAAGAAAAAACTTCGCCAGTTGAACAACTGGAAACGCTCAGCACAAATTTCTCAAAACAACGGATTTGGTCAGTATGTACAATGAAGACTTTGACATCTCTTGGGATGAAAATGACATCGTTCAAGCACCTGAGGATGAATGGGTATCTGCTATTCTTGGCAGCGAAGATGAAACTATCAAAGAACTGATTTATGATTGACAAGTATCGCATCACTTGGTTGAAAAACAAAGCAAAGAATGGATTTTATTCACGTCAAGAAGTAGTAGTTTATGGGTTAGACAATGTAAAGTTTGTTATGGACAACCTTGTGCCAGTTGACGCAGTGGGCGCAGTGGACATCATCCCCTGCCTTTGATGCTATAATATGGGCATGGGAATGAGCAGCGCCCCAAAGACTCTCCCAAATCTCTATTTTTGTTATGAACATCTCCAACGTCAAAACTGCTATTCTGGTCGGAAAGTTCGCATTGAATGATGGAACTTCTAAGGCACGACTTAAACTCAACTATGAGAATCTTCCTAAGAATGTTCTCAAAGATGATGCTGGTCGTGTATATCTTCTCGTCAAAGATGGCGAGATCATGAAGATCGGTGGCAGTGTCTCTAAAGGTGGTATCAAATCCACCATGTCTTTCTATGTGTCTGCTAACACTGGACGCCCGTCAATTCGTTCGTTTGGTATCAACCAACTTGTGTACGAAGCGACAACGAAAGGCGAAGAAGTATCTGTCTACATGATTACTTCTGAACAGGTTTCTGCACCCGTCAAAGGTCTCTTTGGTGCAGAAACTATGTCCATCTCTGCTTTCAAAGAGATGGAAGAAAAATGTCTCGCTGACTATGTTGCTTCTGAAGGTCATCACCCTGCCTGGAATTATCAGGAAGCGGGTAAACCTTGGGAGCAATATATTCAGGAGCAACATGCTATAATTCTAACAAAATCTGCAACCCGTAAATGAAAACTCCATTGCGATATGCTGGTGGTAAATCCAAAGCATATAAAATCATTACTGAATATCTACCTGAGCATCTTCCTACGGGTAAGATTGTCTCACCATTTATTGGTGGTGGTAGTCTAGAATCTCGCTGGAGTTCTGAGTTAGATATTCCTGTGCAGGGGTATGATGTACTTCATCCCCTTGTCATTTTCTGGAACATTCTTCTAGATTATCGTGAGGATTTGGTTGCACGTTGTAGGTATCTGGAACCAACTAAAGATGAATATAAACAAGTCAAAGATGAATTGATGAAGTGGTGCATCACCCAGATGATGTTCCCCGCTCCAATGGATAGGGATGAGAAAGATCGCTGGGCATATTATCGTGTACCAGATGAAGAGATGATCACATTGTGCCACAAAGATGCTGCTGCTTATTTCTTCTATAACCATAACCTTTCTTATGGTCCGATGTATCTCGGTTGGATGAGTAAGATCTATGAATCGCGTGAAAAGTGGGATCGTATGATTGATAGATTGGAGAAGTATGTCAATCCTAATTTGAATGTTCAGATTGGTAATATGATTGATACTATTCCATATCACAAAAAAGACTTCTTGTATCTCGACCCTCCATATTATTTGGAGAAAGATGCAGATAACAAGATGTTCAAAGGGATGTATCCCAACGCAAACTTCCCCATCTATCACAACAACTTTGACCATGAATATATGGCGATGATGTTATCACGTCACGAGGGTCCGTTTGTTCTCAGTTACAACAACTGCGAAACTATTCGTGAGTGGTATTCTGAGTATGAGTTTGTATATCCTGAATGGCACTATTCATACTCTCTGGGTGAGACTCGTGTTGGCAAGAACAAAGAGAACAATGACCCTAAAAAGTCCCATGAAATTCTAATTATTAAGCGATGACACTTGACCGAATTGAAATGAAGCGTGAGTGTGGTGATTGCACTGCATGTTGTCAAGGACATTTGAACGCAAACATTCACGGAATTCAAATGTTCAAGGGTCGTCCCTGTCATTTTCTTGGTGAATGTGAGGGCGGTGGATGTACTATCTACGACCAACGTCCGACATTATGTCAAGAGTATCAATGTCTCTGGAAAATTACACCAACTCTTCCAGAGTGGATGAAACCTAATAAATCAGATGTTATTATGGCATTTGGTGAAGATGAGATAGATGGTGAACTAGTTGGTTACATAACTATGCGCGAATGTAACAATCCAGTTCGGTCAGATATTTTGAACTATGTGTTACGTTTGAGTATGGAACATGGCATGAACATTGAATATGAATGTAATGGCAGTTGGTTTCACTTAGGCGATGAAAAATGGATTAAACATCATGTAGAAAAAAATGGTGGAGAGATCGTGAGCAATGTGCCAGTTGCAGAACTGGCGCAAACCTCTTGACTTTTGCCTGGGAACCTGTCATACTATATTCATAGTCAAGCAATCAGACATGCGTCATTACACCAAAGCACAAGTTGTTGAGCAATTCCGTTACAACTGGAAGGTAGCAACTCTTGAAAATCCTTCACTCAAAACTGACAAGATCGCCAAGCGTATTGCGTTCGGTGACTTCACTGATATGCTTTGCAAGTGTGGTGAGATTAGTCTCAAGCAGTACGAAAACTGGAGCAACCCTTTCTAATGTCATGGGGTCTCATTCCATGGTCACAATTAACTCATAAAAAAATGACCTATCAACAACTGCTGGAACAACTTCAAGCACTATCACCTCAACAACTCAATCAAACTGCAACTTTGTATTCAATCAAAGATGATGAGTTTGTTCCTGTGTACAGCGGTGATTTTACTGATGAAGAAGATCAAGTTCTAGACTCTAACCATTTCGTTATTACATTCTGATGGAGAAACTTATGTCATGTGACACAAATACAGAGATTATGGAAAATCTCTTTGAACAAGTTCAGGAAGAATATCCTGACTTGACTATCGAACAACAGGCAACAATTGCTTCACAACGTTTCTGGAATCTCGCTCAGTAAAATGCTCAAGAAAAACGTCGTCAAAGTTATTGGTGAGACCGCAATGCGTGTCGATCCCAATCTCACCCGAGAGGAAAAGTTTCAGGTTTTCTGTCGCGTTGTTGATGGATTACTTGATGATGGTAGAATCACTAAGGCACAACATCACTCGTGGACACACATTTTCGGATGAAATTACGACAAGAAGAGTTGAGGTATCTCGACTATATTATGTGTCGCGTTAATTCTTTCACGCAGGCACAAGGTGAACAACTATTGTTCTCCAATATCTCACATAAAGAGATTCAACGTAAAATAGTAAGAGCAATCAAGAAACGTAAATGACTGAAACTAAACTCCATCCTGAAATCACAATCCCTGAAAATGCTGAACTCATTGATGATGTTTTTTATGTTTGGAAAACTCGGTTTGGACTATACTCAACGATGACTAAAGAAGGTCGCAACATGTTAACTGGTGGCACTCGTGAGGGTGTTATCACCATGACACATTGGCACCTTAAGTGTGAACAAGAAGGCACACTTGAAGATTACACCCGTGTGGTAGGATCTGCCATCGTTGGTGGTAAACTATGATTGAACTTCCCCCTGATTTTATTCATGAAGCACCCGCAGGATTTAGATACAGAACCACCCAGTTTAGAGCAAATGTTATTGGCATTTGGTGTGACCATCTTAACAGTTATTGTTTCAATGGTGGCGATCAAGTTAGCACCATCTGGGGGTTTTACAACACAAAAAAACGAGAATACTATGCACCAATCAATGCCAAGAAAATCGGTGCAGTTGTTGACATCAACTCTACACGCCCGCTAACAGCGATGCAGATCAATCGTAGGGGATTAGAGTCACTTTGGATGTGACGCCCGACAAGGTGGCACACAGACGCTTGTAGACGCCTCAAAATGGTGTATTCTATAAGAGTCAAAGGAACACACACATGCTCTGGAAAGATCGCAACGGCAAAATGCACAGCACCACCAATCTTCTCCCTCAAACTAACACCGATGAGTTCATCGAAAATGTTAAAGAGTGCGCCACAATCACTGGCAACCTGAACCTCTTCGAGGAAATGTTTGGTCAGGATTCTGCATTCATGGATGACAACTTCGGAGGTTGATTAACAATGAAAAGTAACACTCAAACGTATCTCGTTCGGATCTATGATCAGTTCACGATGATGCAAGTCTCTCGGACAATGCCTACCAAACCAACGTCACATAAGGGCATCAAAGCACAAAACAATCGAGTGCTAAAATGGGCACAAAAAACATATCCAAACCAAATTCGTTACGAGGTTGAAGCACTGAATGACTGATAAAAAGAACATCGAAGATGTAACTGACTCTCCTGAAGATTGGGAGGACTTTTGGTTCAATGAAGATCTGGGTTTGTCTTATTCAATGAGTCCAGATGAACTAAAAGAAATTGAAGAATATATGAAACCTCGCTCAAGTGCATATGTTGATGATGTATTGAGCGGTAAAAATAACATCTGCAAACGCGAATCACCTCTCTCTGAATAACAATGAACGACTCCACTCTTGATCTTTTTTGTGATCACACCGATGACAAACAGCATTGTGTTGACACTATGCGTGACACTTATTGGGACGCTATGAACGAGTGCGCTAATACTGGTCGAAATTGGGATGCTATCTCTGTATTTGAAGAGTGGGTTGTTGATGGTAAAGACCCTGAAGATGATGATTTTGAGTTTATTTTCATCGAAGATCTTACACGCGAAGAAGAAGAGATTTGATGTGTGTGCCAGTCGATAAACTGGTCTGGACCTCTTGACTGAGGTCCTTTTTTGTGTCATACTATAGTCATAGTCAAGGTTATTCATGCAACTTCGCCCCCATCAACAACGTGCATTTGCAGCAATGCAAAACAACAATGCTGGTCAGATTATTGTTCCCACTGGTGGTGGCAAGACATACATCATGATCGCTGATACTTACAAACATCTGCGCGATTGTGGTCCCCAGACTATTGTTGTAGTCGCTCCGCGTATCCTCCTCGCTAATCAACTTTGCGAAGAATTCATGGAGCATATTCATCATCGTGATGTGCATGTTTGTCATGCTCACAGCGGTGAAACACACCACTTCAGCACAACAAAAGCAGACAAGATCGCCCTGTTCAATAACACTGCGCGAACAGCAGGTGAGAACTGCATTATATTCACAACTTATCATTCTTTGCACCGCGTTGTTGAGAGTGGTATTGATATCGACACCATTTATTTTGATGAAGCACACAATGGATGCGGAAAGCATTTCTTTATTAGCGTCTTTGCTACTGCTCAGTATGCTAAGCGTCGTTACTATTTCACTGCAACCCCTAAAACTGGTCGTGGTGTGAGTGTTGCTCGCGGCATGAACAATACTGATGTTTATGGTGGCGTGCTCTGCAATGTTCCTGCTAAGGAACTCATCGAAGCAGGTGCAATTGTTCCCCCTCGTGTTGTTCCTTTCGAGACAAATCGCACTCGTAACAAAGTCAACGCACATGAGGTTGACGCTGACAACTTGAAGGATATGTTTGAGCAACTCGATGTATTCCAGAAACCTAAAGTTCTGGTTGCAGCACCATCCAGCAAAGTGCTGGGTAACATGCTCGGACACACTGACATTCTTGAGTATTTCTACAAGAAAGGTTATGACGTGATGCACATCACCTCTAAGTTCGGTGCTATCATCAACGACAAAAAAGTTGGTCGTGAAGAGTTCTTCACCACTCTGCAATCTTGGGGTGCTGATGACAATCGTAAGTTTGTGATCTTTCACTATTCTATTCTCAGTGAGGGCATCAATGTGCCTGGGTTGACTCATACTATTCTGCTCAGAAATCTGCCTATTGTTGAGATGGCACAGACAATCGGTCGTGTTATCCGTGTGCATAAAGATGACCGCGCTGCTGTTGCTGAAGGTCGCATCCCTGCTGGTGCATTTCACCTCTATAAAAAGCAGGAAGGTGTTGTTACTATGCCAACAGGTTACAAGATGGGTAATGCTATCGCAGCAAGATTGCAGAACGTTGTTAATCAAATCTTTCTAGAGGGTATCCCCCCTCTCGCCTACTGCTGATGTGCCAGTTTGGTAAAGTGTCCACTATCGCTTGCAAAGCACCCTGATCGGTGCCATACTATAAGAGTCAAAGAAAGAGAGCAAATGCAACTCACCAACTCCGCCACCATTGTTGATTTCTTCCCTGAGGCATTTATTGCTGAGGCATGTGAGAAGAAAGGCATGAAAGTTGTCATCAAACGTTTCACTAAGCGTGTCACTTTTCGTGCTAATGGTATGAAATCCTACAGCGTTATTAGTGCAACTGACTTCAAACATGAGGTTGCTTCGCGTATTGCTAAGGGTGCTGAGGTAACTGACTACAACACCGACAAAATGCCTCAGTCTGAGTATATGCCCATGGCATGTGTGGGTTGATTTATGAGACAATCTTTCGCTGAATTCGCTGCTACTGAACAACAACGCATGGAAACCACTGCAAACGTCCTGAAGTATTCTGAGATGCTATGTGAAGCATTGCTGCAAGACTTCAAAGGTAGAAACAACGGCAGATCTTGCGACTATAAATTCTACATTGAGAGCGGTCGTAAGTATCACAAAGTTATCATGGAGACTGAAGCAGGTTCGCGCAGTGTTCATGCTTTTATCGAGAAAAAGTTTGGCAATGTGTATAAACCAGCATCATGGAAAGCACCTGCAAAGCATATCCGATTTAATCTGCTTGATGATAACTCCCGCGAAGAATGTTTCGCCCGTGCTGATTGGGCAGGCGGTTATCTTTACATGTAAGTGACAATTATATAAGTGGCACATTGTATTACCATTGTGCCACAAATAACACTATAATAAGTGTATACAAACAAAAGACATCCATGACCAAAACTCAAACAATCATCAACAGAATCCTCCAAGTTGGTAACTTTCAAAACGTAGCATGTTACTGCTCTGATTGGAAAGATTTCGTTCAAGAATTAGCAGAGTGGGGTGTTGATGGATGTGCAAAAATTGACTTTGATGATCCTGAGTTGAACATTCCTATGCTCGATGCATTTATCAAGTCAGAAAATGGTTACATCAGGGAGGGCGTATAAATGGACAAAATTGATTTTTTAACTGACGTTTATGAAGACTATTGCACTAAACATAGTCTTCCATATGTTTCAGCAGATGAGCAAGATTTAACCGATTTAGATCAGAAACATGTGAACTGGTTACGCAACTTTAATGATATGTGGGAACTCGCCCAGTAAGTCAACCCCCCTTGTGCCACTAATCAAAGTAGCACAAAACCCCTTGATTTTTGCCCAAATCTGTGCCATATTAGGAGCATGAAAGAAACACACATGATTCACACCTCTCCCAAGTTCATCGACGCAATCGCAACGCTTCCCGCGTTCATTGTTGACACAAATGCCGACATCGATATGGCATATGATTATGTTGCTGAACATGCCGAAGTTTCGTCCTTTGTTCATAACAACAAAGCATGGGATATGTTTTACGATGCATACGAAAAAACTGCCCTCTTTGACTGAATCGCCCTTTTTCCTAACTAACATCAAATTATGACTATTGTGAATCCTTACGTTGAAAACCTTGTTCAAATGGGTTATGATCGAAAAGATGTAGAAACTGCATCGACAATGTTTCAAAAGAAAACGTTTCCTTATACTATTCACGGTCGCACATATCAGACCGAAGAAGAATATAACGAAGCAATTCATGATTTTATGAATGGTATGTGACACCTAACAAAGTGGCACACAGGGGGTATACAGACCCCCGAAATGCTCTATAATAAAGACATCAGGGGGAGGGAAACCAAACCCACCAAACATTCACTCAATCATCTCAAATGCGTAAAATCGAACAACAAATGAACACTGCTCTCGCTAACAGCAAGAACTGGCAATCTGGTAACACTTCTGTTCATTTTAACGAAGAAAATAATACTTCTATTGTTCGTCTTCATGGTAACAAAATTGCCGTCCTTGGTGAAGACTTCCTTGAGATCTTTGATGGTGGTTGGCAAACAACTACAACTAAATCACGCCTTAATGCTATCATCAATCGTTTCTGTAATGGCGTCACTGATGGTGTTTTTCAGAAGAATTATGAGTGGTTCATTCGTGACAACAATGTAACCAAAGATTTCGAGAATGGTTACATTTTCGCCTAATTAATTACACACCTATTTTTTATCATCATGCGTATCGCTCTTGCTGCTATTGTTATCCTGATCGGCGTTAATGTTGGTCTCTCTGCTATCAATAAAATGCAAGAGATTAACGATCAAAAGATGGATAAAATTTGTCAAATTGATCCCTCTTATTGCAAATGAGTTGGATTATCTTCCCATGGTCAGAATCATCCGATTATCGTAAAATGAACATGACTTATCAACAATTACTAGAACAATTACAACAACTGGATGAAAACCAACTCCAGCAAAATGTCTCCATTTATGATGAACACCTAGCAGAGTATTACCCCACACAAGGAACAATTAAATTTGCTACATCATCCGACATTCTTGACAACAATCATCCGTTTTTAACTATATGATAACAACCGATGATTTTCAACTAAATGAATATATCTCTCTAGATGGTGTTGAGGGGTACATCACTTTTATTTCAAACGATTATATAACTTACTGCATTTGTGAGTATGACAAACCCCGAGAATGTGCCGCCTCTGCCAGACAACCAACAACGCAAGTCAATGTTCTCATCTTCCGACAAAGATGGGACGACATTCAGAGAACAACTCGATTACATCAAACTGACAACTAAGGAAATTACTATCATCCTGTGGAAAACTTTCAGGGAGTATATCTCTAAACAACGTAACAACAACCGCCACAGCACTGATTAACACTTTTCCACAACATATGCGGAAATTGTGGAAAACTATTAAAAAACCTATTAGTGTGTTTTATTCCTCGATTAATGTCTCCGTTTGTTGTACTCTTAGCACGTCACCTAACGATTGTCAACCCCTGTGAGAATATGCAGATAAATGTCAGAAACCCCCTTGACTTATTTCTCACTTTCCTTTATAATAACCTTGTAAGGGTTGAGAAACACACCTAGTATCTTTCAAGACTTATGCATTATCTTATCTACGACAATCAGCACAACCTGAGAGGAACTTTCAACAGCATCTATGACATGGAAAGGTATATCGATGGCATTCGGAATAGTATGGGAGATGCATTCCCAAATACTCCGAGAATGTCGTGCTTCGATTATATCAAGCATATCAAATGGTCTTGGGAATGTGTTGACAACTATGCACATGGTAAGGTATAATGAGAGAGTAATCGGAGGGACTATGTAACACTAACTGAGCAGTCATTAAATGTTACTGAGGGCAGTAAATTGGCCCCCGTTAAATATAAAAAACGGCCACTACCCTAACCTACAAAGGTTCCCAGACGCCTTAGATATTATTCGAGTTAATGTCAACGGCGTATATAAAAAAATTTCTGAGGTAAAAAATGGACTCCAAGACCCGAATTGAAAGACAGGATGCGAGGGTATGGGCGTTAGAGCAGTTAATTCGCTTAGAGGGCGGTCTAGACCCTAGAATGTATGAATGTGCAGACTATGCGACCAGTGCAGGGTTAGTTAAAGATCAGAAAGATCTATATACACTATGGGTTGAGTGGAAAGAGAAGAATCCAACAGATAACCCCCAGATAAGTAATCGCATGTAGGTAGAGGTATGTCCCATAGATTCACAACACAACTAGAAGAAGATGATTTCGGAGATCTCATCATGACAATTCCTTATGAAGTGTGTGAAGAACTGGGATGGGATATCAATCAAGATTTGGAATATGAAGTAGATGGTGATAGTTTTATTTTAAGAAGAGCAAAAAATGAATGACGACCAGAATCATGAAGAACATGTACAGATCAATGAAGTCCTTCTAGCACTCATAGAACGGGTTGAGGCGCTTGAAAAGTATGTGTCCGAACTACCAACACCTGATAAGACGTATTACAAACCAAAAGGGCATACAAAGTACATGAATGTGAAAGAAAACTACGATGAATTGTACAATCGTATCAGTATATTGGAGGGTAACTGACAATGCCTTGCCGACATTCAGGTAATAATGATAATAGTAATGCACCATGTGAGCAGTCTACACCTGGTAACAATGGTGTAAGTATAATTTTCGAGGAGTATCCCGAGGATCCGATTCGATCTGGTGGCAATTATCAGATCAGTTATAGGAATGCTGATAATGTAATGTATCCTAGTACATTCGTTGCAGACCCAGCACGAAATTTCTTCAGCACTCATTTCGATGCACCTGCAATGTGTGGGAAGTATTCCGAGGCATCCACAAATGAGTTCTTTCAAACAGGCACTCGGTATTATGATTATGTTCCCAACGAATTGTCGTTCGACCTACAGGACTCTGAGCGATGGTTTGCATACATCTATGACACCAGTGGTGGCAAGGGGGCGGGGCACTCAGGCATTGCAGCATTCTATATTGAGACTGAAGACCGAACCACGACTGTAACAACTCCTTCCAGTGGAACAGAGGGTCAACCTGGTTATGATCCTGGTAGTTCATCTTCTTCTGCAGATGCTGGTGCTAGATGTATTCCATGTACCAATTTTAGTTGCACGGCGGCATCCACAGAACTAAAGTATACTGGAACACCTGATTTGACGGGCGACCCCGATTGCCCACATCCTACATTGTTTGGTATTGGGACGAGTTCTGATAAACTTGTATTCCGCTATAACGCTTTATCCACTACAGTACCAGATACAGTACTAGATTTCTCGTTTTCATACGATGGTGTTACCTATACAGATGTATTTGACACTAATGAAGGTAATACTACATTTGAATCACCTCAAAATCCTTGGGTGCAAGGCGATGAAACCTTCTTTGATTTCCAAGTTTTTACAATGGAGAATCAACCAACCGCCACTGGATTTAGAATTAAGGTAGAAATTACACCAAGATATGATGAATCAGGTGCTACACCAGTGTTTCAGGGCACTAATTGGAGAGTAACTGAACTAGTTGCTGGTGGAACAGGGTATAGTGCCAATAATACCTTTGCATTATCGTATCCAGTAACTCATAATGATGGGACAACATCGACTTTAACGATGAATGTGAAGGTTACTAGCGTTGGTCCCTTGACAATTCCTTCAGGATCTACTAGTTTTAACCTATTGAGACCAGGTGATACCATCAATGGTCATACTATTACACGCACTTTCCACACTGATTACTCAAATTTC